CAATGGTTTGGAATGTAGAAGCTGTTTCAATTTGGCACCACTAATCAGTGTGCCAGAGCTTCCAATAAATTCACAGCAATATTCTTGATTAAACTTTTCTTCATCATGGTCAAGTGCTTCAATTGTTTCCTTACGCCATTTTTCATCACGGCCTGGAACATCATGCCACATCACCTTTACAAATTCATAACCATTGGTCTTTTCTTCAGCACCCTTACAAGTTTTCCAAAAATGGTTTAACCCGTTTGGTGTAGAAGTCATTAAGAGCTTTGTGGTATCACCAGATGAGATTGTCGGATATACCGAAGCAAAAAACTCATCAAAGCCTTCAATGAACGCGACCTCATCAAGATAGAGGAAACTGATAGATTTACCACGAATGGCCGATGATGTGGTTGTACCCGCATATATTTTACAGCCATTTTCCAAGGTAATATTACCTTTATTCCATTCCTCAATACCTTGTTGCATCCATTTAGGTAAAGCTTCATAAGCAAGTTGAACTCTTGAAAGAACTTCCCTTGCAGCATCACCTTTATTCGCAAGAATAGCAACTGTTTTAAATTCATTAAATAAAATATAATGTAAAATAACTGCAACTGCTGTTGTAGTTTTTCCACTCTGTCTTGCTGTTAATACAGCAACACGTCTACTATTTGTAATCTTTTCTGTAATTTCTTTTTGATAATCATACATATCAAGGTTTACAAGACCTTTATCTACATGTACAATTTTAATATAATTTTCAGCGAAATATATTGGGTCCTTAGAACACTTCACATATTCCTTAAGCATATCAGGTGTAAATTCAATTTCCTCACCAGATCTTTTGAGGTCATTGTTGCCCAGATATCCTTTAATAAAATCAGGCATTACTATTATCGTCCTTAATCATTTTAAGTAAATCAGCTGTTGATACAATAAGATTATTATTTGTGACGTTTGTAGAAGGAGCCTGTTCTTCCTTTGCATATCTCTTTTTGGTTGACATATCAACATAATCTTTGTTTGCGTCAAGCAGTGTTTTCATTAATTGAGATACAACCTCAAATGCTCTAGGCGATTCAGATTGTTTTGCAATTTCAACCATTTCCTTCACTGCGTCGTCACCTAAACCAATAATATTTTCAATGTTTCGTCGTGCAAGTTCAATGTCTTTTAAATTTTCATCAGCGAGTACATCTGCTGGAACTAATTCGCCAGCTGGTGTCTCTGCTGGTAAATTTTCTACTTCGTCATTTGTAGTAAATGCATTGGCAGGTAAATCAGGTAATTTATCCGGATTAAGTTCATCCAAAATTTCTTGTTTTTCTTCCTCTGCTTCTTCCAAAGGCCTCATATTTAGTGCTTGTGCAATTTTATCATCGCTCATAATTAGTACTCATAATCCTTTTCTTTATCACAAACTCTTTGTCTCAAACCACTGCTACTAAAGCGATGGTCTCTCTTATTAAAGTAAAGGTCTATATCTCGTTTACGGCATATATCCTTACCTGTGAAATCCTTATCGCGATATTCCTCTCCTAGTATACGAACATGAATTGTATACATTTCAAGGATATCTTCTAGATCCCTTTCGGTTGAATAAGGTATAATTTCATCAACATAACTTACCGCCTTAAGTTGAGTATATCTTTCAACCACAGTTTGAACAGGTGAATTTTTATCTGGCCTATCAGAGCTTGGGTCCATTTGTAAACCACAAATTAGATAGTCACACTGTTCTTTTGCCTCTCTTAACATTTGTACATGTCCAGCATGTAATAAATCAAATGTACTAGCTGTAAATCCTACTTTCATAATTACTCCATTATATAAAATTGCTATGTTCCATTATAACATATTTAATTATAAATGTCAAACGGAAGGTGCTGTATTTGCGATTTCCTCTGTGTAATCCCAATTATCATCAAATTCAATTAAACTATAGTCAATACTTAACGCTCTATCAGTCGTAGGTTCGTTGTTTGCAGTCATACCTGGTGACACTGAATAAAATTCTTCAAACGATGTGTTAGAAGGTGTATCCGTTGCATAACGAACATCTATAAACTTAATAACAGCCTTATCTCTTTCTGGCCCAAAGAACCAACCTTTCATCGTGAAATTTAATGTATAAAGAACACTTCTTCTTTCCTCGAAGTCGCCTTCATATAAATCCTCAAATGTTGTATCATTCAGGATTAAAGGTATATCCATTGGTTCCAAACCATCAATTAATCGCACAGTACTTGTAAACTCTGGATTAAAGAATGGTAAAATTTGTTCTAATATTTTTACTGCGTCTTCATTATATTTAGCCATAATGTACAATGAAAAATCTAAATTGTATGGCACTCCAGCATATACAAATCGTCTGCCACCACCTTCAGTATCAACTCCAGTTTTTCTTACCTTTCTTGTTGGAGCAACTTTACGTTCTGGGTCGTATGTCATATTGGTCATTTCAAACGACATTCTTGGCAGGTTAATTGCTACACCCTTTAAAAAATTAGGGTCTTGTGTCACACGAGCTAAAATCTTTTGGAAAGGAGCATATGAAATAGGTACAATCATATCTTGTATTAAAGTACCATCATTATCCGCTCTTTGGATTTTCATCTGATTAAAGTATGTGCCGAATAGAGCAACATATTTTCTCAAAGTAGAGTTGTAAAAATAATTTGCAATTCCCATATTATACCTTAATCGTCGTTGATGTAAATGTTTTCACTGAATGGGTCAATTTCACTAAAGTCAATAATTGCATCGCCTTCCTGTTCAAAGACTAAATTACGAGCAATTGGGTCAACCTGAGCAACAGCATTCAATGTAGCTGTATTTGATGTGAGTATTTCTCTATTAAATGCATCAAAATATGTGTCAATATTATCACGGCCAGTTTGTAATCTTTGACCTGTGTATTCAGCCAATTCACAAGTCATATCAAATACTTGTAAAGCACCTGATTGATAGAATAGGCTTTCATCTTCAACAAATTTAATTTCAAAAATGTTTTCTGATAAAGGGAAGTAAATTAAATCGCCTTCTTTTGGACGAATAATTGTACCTTCTTCTCTTGTGACAAATCGTTCGAACGTTCTGTTTGCAACTGTAAGTGTCATCTGGTCTCGTATTTGTAGACCAAATTTGGATAGGAAATCACCCTCGCCTTCAAATCCATCTACATTTTTAACATAAGCCTCAAATTCAAATGTTTCATTATATAATGGAAGGTCATCTTCGTTAAATACTTTATCCAATGCTCCATCAATACGAGTGATGTAGATAACATCCACACCATACATTTTAATACTTTCAATAACTAAATCATCAATCAGCTGTTGCTCATTAAAGTTTGTATAGTTATCAAAGAAGACATTGGTTGCCATATTTTACCCAATATAGTTATAGTTGAGAGGTTGAAGTGTTGTTATTGCTTCTTCCTCCATACGCTGTCGGTCTTCCCTAGCTTCCGCAAGAATATTTGCTCCATTAAATGTCACACCACCGACTAATTGCATACCATCAAATTTAGTTAAATTCAATCCCCATTGTTCTCTAACTAATGCTGAAGCGTAATTTTGTAGCCATCTATCGGACCATACATCTGAATATGTATCGCCATCAATGACATCGTAAGCTTCTATAATAACATAATTTCCCACACTTAAAGCACTTGCATCAGCATCAATATATAAACGATTGACGTGCTTATTATAGCGAATATGTGGTTTACCTACTAGCATTTCTTGTAAAAATTCTAAATGAGACATTGCCATATAATAATTTGAAACATTATAGCCTGTAATATCTTCTAAATTATTCAATACGAATTGATACTGAACATTAAAGATTCCCCCACCAGTACTAATACTTGTTTCAAGATTAAAGATTCCAGAAATACCTAAAAGTTGTTCTGGTAATGTAATGTATCCATTCTCTTTATCACCTTTCGTAATTGAACCAATTGTGCCTTGTTGGCCAGAAGCACCTCCAGTAATAACTTCGCCAGCCTGGAATGCATTATTATCTGATAATGAGTGATATGTTAATGTTTGTCCGGTTGAATCGCCGGTAATTACAGTTGAAGCACCAGATGTACCACCAGTAATAGTTTCACCTATTTGGAAATCAGCCGCGTCTGCATCGGTTAATGTTAAACTACTACCAGTAATTTGGTGTTTTAAATAAACTAATTGGCTTCCATTGTAGTGATAATCACGCCAGAAATCTACCGCTTCATCAATACGGTCATCAACTTGCTCATCGGAAACGTTAATCTGAATTACTGGTGCTCCAATCTTTCGGAGTATCCATTCTTTAAATTCAGTTCTTGATGTTGGTTGTGCCATTTTTCTTTCTCTTTATTATGTTCTTGTTGCCTGTGCTATAACACGGAATATAAATGTAGCTACCAATGTATCATTATATCCTGTCGCTCTAATGTAAACTGGTATTGTATCGTTAACCGTATTGGTATCTGTGTATCCAACAAAATCTGAAATCGCGCCAGCTGAAACTTGTTGGTCGTCAGGCAGAGCCACATAAGAATTACCATCAAACGATACATGAGTTGCTGTCACTGTATTTTCTTCATAAATTTTCACTTCTGTATTATCGTCAGACAATATTGTTTGAGTACCAGAAGTATTATACCAATAACTAGTTCCACTATTTCCAGTATCTGACTCAACATATATGGAAAAGCCATTATTAGCACCATCAGATCTTACAGTAAGTCTACCAGCTACAAATGCTATGACTTCTGTGGAAGAATCAACTTCGGCGTGTTTCACTGAACATACAATGCCATTCGAAGATATTCGACCAGTTGTTGTACCAGCTGGTACATCTGTACCTCCGACACCACCTAATGTACCAGGTTTATTTGTGCCTGTAATTGCGGGATATAAATGTGGATAATGTAATGGCATTATGCGTTGCCCTCCCAATTAACTCTATAATAACCAGTAGCCAGAATGGTAAAAGTTGCTTGTTGTATTGCGTAAGAATATGTAGTTGGATTTCCAAATTGCTGCTGTAAAGTTCCTGTACGATAATAATTTCCATCAGTACCTAGAAAAATATCACCTTCAGATGTAGTAGAGGCAATCCCACCACTGTATACAAGAGTACCATTCCAATAAGCGTTATGTATTGTTTCTGGAAATCCTTCTCCATCTGTATAACCTATCGTAGCTGAATAATATTGAGGAGTGGAAGTACTATGTTGTTCAGTTCCAAAATCTCTTTCAGCGATATCTACTTTCATTGTCCCATATCTTGAAGAATATGTATTTAAGGTTTGTCCATCTCTATATCTAAATGTTCTAGTAGAACTCAAGGAAATCCATTCACCAATATCGTCACTATCACTTACTGATAAGGTTCTGCTATCATGATTATTTACTTGAATCCAATATGTTTGAGATGGGGTAATATTATTCCAAGTTGTACTATCATGTAAATATGTACCACCACCGCCAACGTTATAAATGCTTTCGTATTTGTATACATTTCCGTCTGAATTAAAAGTCCAACCCGCAACAAAATCATGCGTGTCACTTGTTGCTTTATCAAAAAAGGCTTCAGGTGACCCAGTAGTACCTTCAAGCGCGATTGTTTCAGTTGGTGCAGATGCGTTTGAAACATAACCAACAGCTGCTGCTCTTACTTCGGTATTTGCAACTTGAGCCATGGTAATTACCCAATATCTCCAATCACTCCATGTCGGCTCGATATTACTTTCCCAAGAAACATTATTAGGAAAACTAGGTATATGGCCTGTTGTAGTCGTGTCGAGCGTTACTACAGAACAAGTACCAACATTAGTAGTACCACTAATTGTATAGGTTGTATTTGCGGTCATTACACCAGTCATATATGACGTGCCCATATTAATAGTACTTGTAATAGTATTTACTTCAGGGGTAAAAATGAAAGGGTCAAAAAGGCCTTCTGTACTGGAATCTGGTTGATAATCAATACTAATATCACTCATATCTCTAGTATTAGATATAATTAAATCACCATTAATTTTAATAGCCATTATTCACCACCTCTTTCTAATAAACCGTTAGTCTCACATCGACCACATGAATGTGTCCATGCTACCGAAACAATTGTATTTGCAGAACTTGTTAAAATCCCTTTTGCCACGTCTTTAATTAAACTTATTTGGTCTGGCATATCAATCGGTTCTAGTTCCTTAACAGACTGGTATACAGGAGATGTATTACCTGTGTTATCTGTAAGTGTAAATTCTATATTAATTGAGTTTCCTGTAAAAGCCATCTTATATCCTACGTTGAAAGTGCATCGAATGGTGTTGCGGTAGCAAATATAATACTTGTTGAATAGCAAACTGTGTGTATATACCAATATCTTGCAGTTGTCCAATCTGGTTCAGAATCATTAGGCCACTTATATTCTGTAGGCCATGTAATGTCATAACCATTACTGCTCATATCGAATAATACTGCATAACCACCACCTGCGTGTGCGTTTAAATTTGAACCAGAATTACCTCCAGATCTTGGGTCACCGGCGGGCGACCCATAATCTGGCATAGTAATCGTTATGTTTTGACTAGAAACAGACATACGTGTATAGTCGCCGCCGAAAGACATCCTGAAAGGACCACCATCACTAATACCATAGCTACTTTCGCTGACGCGCATGCAACCCTGATATGTTCCTTGGATATTATTCAAATCCTCCAATATAACATAAGAAGAAGTCCAATCGTCCATTATCTCAATATTATTGATTTTTATTGCCATATCTTAAACCTATTTAATTGGTACTGTACCTATATATGCCCTTAAATTAACACCATGAAAACTAGACATTTCAGAAGTCGAGGTAAATGTTCCTTCTACACTATCAACAATTTCAATGCGAAAATCTGGATTTGCTGAACTAAAATCTGCTGTTGTGGTTGTATCATTATTTTGAAAAGTATTTGGGTTTGCTTGTGCCATCCAGGCAAATGTTTGTGTTCCTAAACCAGAAAGTGTATAATATGAGCCAGAAAGTTTATTATCCTGTACTGGTGTCGGGCCGAATCCATAATTACTTGCATTACAATCTCCAATACAAGATTGTGATTGTACATTATATTGAACTCTAACAGTAGAAATATTGCTTAATCCACCATAGGTCACATAGACGGCGGGCTGAAACTGTGTTGGTTGACTACT